ATCGCCAGTGCTGACGAAGATTGTCCCAAGAGCTGCTTCAGTAGCTGCAGGGCAAAGCTCTACCGCTGCGATTTCACCATCGTCATCAGCAGTATCACCTACTTTTACTGTGTAACCTGTGTAATCAGTTGAACCACTATTGTCTGCAGGGACGTGTTGGTCTACGACCAATCCCACTTTACCTACAGTTCCAATGAGTTCTGCTGAGTTGAATTGAATGTCAACTGCACCTCCAGTAGGGACATCATTTGCGATGTCGATACTACCTTCGTAGTTGAATCCAAGAGCGAGTGTTTCTAGGTTAGAAACTTTTTTAAGTTGTATTGCCATAATATTATATTCCTTTCTTAATTATTTAATAATACCGTGAGCCTTTGGTGCGTAAACTCCAAGAGTTAATGCACAATCAACAAAACCTCTTTCTCCACCACCCATATTAGGTAGTCTTGAAGAGCCCATAGGAATCAACTCGTGAATACCATAGTAGTCAGGATTGATAAGATAACCACGGTCGTGATTACTGTTAGTTCCTGCTAATGTTTCAGGGTTGGTTTCAGGATTCATATTGATGATAGTTACAATACCAAAATCTGATTGATATACATCAACAGATAATTTGATAGTTGAGCTATTGCCATCATAGTTTACGTTACGAATACCGTGTGGAGCTGCTGCTGAAGTTTGGTCTGCACCGAATCTAGCGAAGTCTGCAATTTGTCTACGTAGAGTTGTATCTGCAATAAGAACTAAGTTGTTTGCTTCACCATTTTCACGGTAAATGCTACGAATTAGAGTATTGAGCATAGTTTCTGTAAACGCATTAGCAGTAGTGTTTTCTGAATCACTTGGAATAGTATAATCAGCAGGTACATCTGAACCCGGTGATGTGCTAATCCATTTTCCTAATCCACGCATTTTGTAAGGTAGTGCTCCTGTTTCTGCTTGACGGTCTTCGTCACACAGAATAGTTGCTTCAACGTCACGTTTTAGTTCGCGGATAGCTTTTGCTTCTGCTTGTGCTACTTTAGCAGGTCCAACTGAATCTACAGCTTCCTGTAGGTCAGAAACCATAAAGTCACGACGGAATTTTTGTATGTAGTTACCTAGACGTGCTCTCTTAGCGAATTTATCGCTGAAAGTAGTTACGTCTGCTCCCTCTGATACACCTGTAATACTAGGTGTGTCTAGGGAATCGACAGTCCACTCAACAAATGTGCTTGATGCACGTTGTTTGTTAGCAGACGAAAGAGCTGGTGTTTCCTCTGGTGCAAGAATAGTTAACACGTCGGTCAAATCCTCGCGGTTAGAAACACTAGACCCTTGTGCACTTGTTGAAGTGCCAACCGTTGGGTTGAATGTATCTGATATAGCCATTTTTTATTTTAATTTAATTGTTTTGATAATGCAATGTGCGAAGTTTGATGAAATCATCTTTTGTTCCTGAATCTTTGAAACGACTGCTCAAGTCAGACAATGCTTTTGCTCCTTTTGTAGCACGATTTGTTTGAGGTGCTGAACTTGTCCCCGTTTTGGGTGGGTCTAGTTTTACTTTACTTTTCGTTGGTTCAACTAACTTTCTACCGTAGATACTGTTTGCAGCGTGTGCAATTATGTAATCGAGTTGAGAGCTAATATCTGGGTCAACACTTGTTTTAAGTGTTTTGAAACGATTATCGTTTATCATAGCTTCATATCTCACACGAACATCATTATCTTCTCCAGAAAGCCACGGTAATTCTTCTTTTGCTTTTTCAGCATAAGCTTTTTCCATTTGAATCGAACTTTCTTTAGCCTTTATTATGTTTAGTTGGGCGGGTAAATATTTGTTTCTACCTTTACGTGCATTTAACAAAGCGTTTCTGACTTCTTTTTTTGTTAAGGATTTACCCTCAACTTCAGTCACAACATCATCTGCTGATAGCCCATCGGATTCGAATATTAATTCCTCTGCCCACTCTATTACTCCATCAAGTTCTTCTGCTTTATTTTTGATATCATCTATAGAAGCAAAATCTTTATATGGATTGTCCTCTATAGGTTTTTGCGGTATGATATCATCTTGTTTTTGCTTTAATTGTTGTTGGAGTTGTGCTAATTGTTCCTCTGCAGCTTTGCGTTTAGCAGTTAATTCTCCGAATCTTGCTACTGCTCTACTGCCCAACTTTTCTGCTAGTTCCCTTAAATCTTGTTCAGACATTTCGTCTAAATCGTACTGTGAAAGAACATCGTCATTAGACGTAGGTTTTGTTTCTTGTTCCTCTTGAGTTTGCTCTACAGCCTCCTCTTTTGGTTCTTCTGTTGCCTCTACCTCTGTTCCCGTAACCTCTTCCTCTTCACTAGTAGGCGAATTTTGCACCTCTTCTAATGGTTGTGGTTGAAGTTGTTTTAACCTTCTATTGGTAAAATCACCAATTGTTAAGTTGTTTCCGCTGTCATTTTCTTTTAGAGCTGCAGCGACTGCTCCTTTAATTTCATCTGTCATAATTTGTCCACTTTCTTACGCCAAGCGATAGCGATAAATAGATTATAACATACTAACCAAATCTTTTTTCGAGCACTCGGTAATTAACCAATTGTAATATTTGGTCGTAGGTTAAAATTTGCCCACTAATTTGTTGTATTTTTTCAACAGGAGCGTTGTGAAGCTCTGTTATAGCCTCTTCTCTTAAATCTCTTATAGTTCTAACAAAAACCCCAAAACTTTCGTGATTTGATAATGCCTGTAATGCTTCTTCTAAACTCATAAATATTGTTTATCTAATTCTTCTCTTGTTGCTATTGGTATATATAATTCATTCGGTCCTGCAGCAGGTGCTAACGGCAATTCATTTACCTTCATATATACAATTCCTTTTTCTCTGTTCTTTTTACCTGACCTAAAAAAATCTTTTTGCATAGTGTCGTAAGTATATACAGGGTCATTAAATAATTTTGCATCTTGTATTCTTTTACTAGCAGTCCCACCATTATACCTAAATATTTCTTCACCACCATCTGTAGCATCACCGTACAAACTATCTCTAAAATATTTAATTTGCGACTCAGCAGAGTCTTTCATAGTATTTCTTTGAAGGTATTGTCTGTAATGTATTTTTTTATTTGGTGTAAGTTTTCCTTCTAAGTCTTTAAAATAACCTGATTCATATTGAAATAACCCATACGCACCATCTTTTCTACCTCTTTGAGACGTAGTGTAATCATAAGTACCATCGGTTTCCCTACCAATATGACCCATAATAGCTACTTGTTCTGCAGGGTTGTCAGGAAAATACTTTGTTACTAATTTTAAAACTTCATTATAGTTTTTAGAATTAGTTTTTGTTATTTTTTTTAAACTATTTTCAAAATTAGTTGTAGTATCTAAATCCATTAAAGTTGTTGTGTCTTCACTCCACCCATTTGTGCAGGTTGTGTACCAATCTTTCCAATCTCAGCATTTTGCATTTGTTGCATTTGGAATGTGTACTGACTTGCATATTTTTCTATTCTAGCCTTGAAGGCTTCATCTGCTTGCAATCTTTGTGCTACATCTGGTTGTGACGCATATTGCTGTAGTATCTGCAATGCCACTTGTGCTCCGTTAGGTTGAGCGGGCATTTCGATTCCAGCAAATATCTTAGACAAATCATCTGTAACTTTTTTAACTACTTCTTGTTGTGACGCTTCTATAGGTTGTAATATGGAGTCAGCCAACACAGGGTCAATTGAATTAGCTATAACTGTTAACAAATTATCTACATTTATTCTACCGCTCCTATCCATTGCTGTAAGTTGTGATAGTTGTGCTAATTTTTTCTCTTGTGTTTCAGGGTCAGTATTAAGCACGTCGTATGATATCACCACATCAAAGTTTTCGTCAGGGTTGCCCTTATCAAACATTTGTGGGTCAGGTACGCCTGAAACCCTAAAAAATGTTTGGTCAGAACCAAAACGTTGAAAACATCTAAATGCTAATTTAACAACTTCTGCTGTGTGGTTAAGAAACTTATTTACTAAAAATTGTTGTTTTAATTGACTTAACGCATCTTGGTCGAGTCCCATTAGCTTATC